ACCTTGCCGACATTCTTCGACAGGATAAGCACATCGGGACGAAATACATCCTGCAACCAGTTCCGAAAAGTTTGCTCCGAGCCGTTGTCCCATACGATGAACGTATGCGGCATCTTCGCGTTCTCGCGCATCGTGGTAAGACAGGCACGCACGACCTCAAAACGCTTTGCATGATAGGCAGTTGTCGTGTTCGGCAGGTGTGTAATCACTGCTACGAACGTGCTTTCAAACCGTTCGGCGTCCGCGCTTCTGTTTGGGTTTTGTCCAACACGAGGCATTAGAGTACCTTCCATATCTCTGTAATGAGATGCTTACCGACTAACTCTGACTGATATTCCAGCACCGCAAAAGCGGACAGGTCGGCGCGTTCTCTAGCATACTCTCTGCGATTCGCGTTATCCAAGATAATCCAACCGCCGCGCTTGACGATCCGTTGTGCCTCCCGCAACCATCCGGCGCGTAAACGCACTGGTTCGCCGTCAATCAACAGCAGGTCTTTGTCCGTTTCCTCTTCCAACGGGAACGAGCCAAATTGTAAAACAACGTTATCGAGATTCTTGTTGTCCAGCGCGGTATACCATTCAAGATTATTCTCGTAACAAACCACGCGCCGAACGCGCTCGGCAAACCATAGCGTGCTTCCGCCGCCGCCGAACTCCATCACCTCGAAGTCGGGGTGTAAGATGGATTCAAGGCGGTCAATTATTTTCGGGGCAAGCCACGGCTCGCTTTGTAACTGCGAAGGGTTGCGAGGGTCATACCAACTCATTTTGCAACGCCTCCAACATCACGGCTTCGCTTTTCGGGCCGCCTGCCGCCGTGATGCGACTATCTAAATAATTCATGTAGCCTTGATTCTCACTCAGCACCCCGCGAAAGAACGCTCTGCGCCTGTCTGCGTCCAGGTATTGATCCATTGTCTTGCGATATAACTCAAATAGATTCTTCCGCTTCGGCGACGCCTTCGCCGCTTGCAGGGCGTTGCGCTCGATATGTCCAAGCGTAGTAGCGATAGAGATGTATTGCGTTTCGATTTCCACTAGTGCCTTTTGCGCGTTATGCGCGGAGGACTCGAACTCTTGACGGGCAAAAATAAATTTCTCTCCCGTCTCAATCATCGCATCCGCGCGCTTTTGATAGCGTATATTTTCCTGCTCCGCCCCGCAGAGCATCCCAAGCGAGGCGGTCAATTCGGAGATTTTCTCCACATCCTTCATCATATCGGCTTGCGCCGTCTGCCCTGTGCCGCCCTCCATCGCGTTGATCTGCTTATGAATTGCGAGGCGCAATTCTCCGTATTGATTCATCAACTTATCAATCTCAATTTGCAGAACGGCAATACGCTCCCCGAAACGCTCATACGGAATCACTGCCGCGCCATCAAAGCCATACACGGGACAAGCGAACGAGTCGCCCTCGAAGTGAACGTTAATTCCAACACCTTTGAGACATCCGAGCCAATAGGCGACGCCCTCGCGCTGGAACGTATATTCCGTATTCGTTTTCATGCCGACGCCGTAAATTTCTATATTGGAGTATTGCCCAACATACAGAGCAAGCGCAAGAGCCATCGAAACTGATGAAGATAAAAAGTGATCGCCGCCGAATAAATTCTTGACGCCTTCCAATGGATATGCCTTCGACATCGGCACATCGGTTTCCTGTGCTTGCATGTAGACGGTGGTTTCAAGCCTGCCCGCTTTCGGCGCGTATGTGCCGTTCACGCAGGCGGGACACCCCTTTCCGCCGCAAGCGTTACATTGGGCGGTGATGTTTTTCATCCACAACACATGATTTGGGTCATTGCGGTTCAGCGGGTTACTCCAAATCACGCGGTCATGCAACTGGAATACCGCGTCAGCACGCCGACACCATACAGCGGCAACCGCCTCGTTGAATACCCAAATATCGCAGTCCTGCCGCGAAAAGTCAAAGGCAGTGCGGGTGGGAGTGTATGAGCCGACAATAGCAAGAGTCTTTTTCATGGCGTGATCGGGCTTTCCACGATCTTAACAACGATTTCAAAAATTAGCATCTGCGTAAAAAAGTCCACGTTCGAGCCTTGCGGGCGTCCCCAGTTATATGGGCGGACGGCAAACGGGACTCCCGCGTCCGCTGAAAAAAGCGTATCCACCGCGCCCGATAATGTCGGATCGCCTGATAATCTTTGCGAAAATTCGTATGCCACCGCGTTGATCTGCTGATATGCCTGTTTCAAATTCAAGCGCGAGAAATGAAACTCGATATTGATCTGCGGAAAAATTTCAAGCATCCCATAATTGATTTTCATTAAATTGCCAGCCGCGAGATAAGCGACCGACATCGGCAGAGGGTCAATGTTCTCGATGGGATAGGCGGGCGCGGATTTTATGTCCACGCTGGTCATTGCCAACGAGAGGGCTTGTAAAGCGTTCACCGCGTTATCAATCGCGTTGCTCACGAGAACTCCAGGAATATCGGTTTGAGAATGGTCAGCACATTATCGTCCAGCGCGTAATTCAGCGCGGAGGCGGTCTCTCCTCCGCTGTTGACCATCTGGTAGCCCATCTTAGCCTTCATAAACCATTGCACCGCTTGAATCTTTGTCGCTTTGGCGACAATCGCGGGAGGCGAAGCGGAATATCCAGCCACGCCCACCACTTTGACGGATTTCTGTCCGCTGTAAAACGCGCCTTTTGTGCCTGCGTAATCCACTAAGCCCAGCGCGGTAAATGGTTTGCCTAAAGCCGACGCATTGTACGGGTAAGTGATGTAATCTGTCCCCTCGACCCATGTCGTGTAATCGGTGGAGGACAACCCGCCGCTTTCAGCGACCGCAACAGAGGAGATCGAAACAAATTCGTCAATGTACTGCGTCGCTCTCCCAGAGCCGTTATAGTAATAGGTCACTTCATCGGTTGTCGGATAAAAGAATCCAGCCACACGCCCAAAGGCGGCGTCAATCTGGCGCGAAGCAAAGGTTACAAAGTCCGACATCACAGGATAATCGGAGGTCGTATACGATCCCTCCGATATGTCCGCGAAGGCGTCGGTGGAGGAGGTATAATCATTTGCCATGCTTTAGACCGGGGCGGAATTTCTCCCGCCCCGGATCCATTAACTAACTCGAACTCGGCTGGGCGTTCTGCGCTTTGCGCGGAATGAAACGCCCCACCGCGCCAACAACCGTTGAGGTAAGGTCGGCGGTCGGCGTGATAACCGCGCGGACATACTTCTGCCCGATAACGGCGGGGTCAACGTAGATAAGCAGGGACTTGTTGTCGTCCGTGTTCGCCACCACCGCGCCTGTTGCGCTTGCTTGTGTGATCGCGCCCATCGCGTCCGTGCCAACTGCGCCAGAGAGACGGTAACTAAACGCCGCCGCCACTTCGTTGTTATCGCTGGTGGAGGTGTCGTTCGTGTCGTTGCCGACAACGGTTACAACCACCTCGCCAGTCGAATCGGTCGTAGTCAACGCGCCTAAGTTGACTTCGATTTCCAACTGCCCGCGCCCGATGCTTCCGAGTTTGACATACCGCGTGACTGCGGCAGTCGCCACAATGTCGGCGGGCGCGAGAAGCGGCACAACCTGATACTCTTCCGCAAAGTTAAGTTTGCTCATGTTATTTTCTCCTGATTCGTTTCTGATTACGTGGTAGCAAGCAGGGCGACAAACGGTGATTGCGTTGCGCCGCCATTCGCGGGAGTGATCGCCGACGCAAGCGCGGTCTGCCCGTCATTGCGATAGATGAAGCGGAAGGCGGTCTGGTCGGTCAGGAACTGCACGTGAATGGACGAAGCCGCCTCGACCGCGTTCTTTTCCCAATACAGGTACTGCGACATATCCGCGAGGAAAATATCGCCGAGCGTACCCAGCGCGGGATTGAACTCAGTTTCCACAACTGGCTTACCGTAAATCCGCATCACGCCGTCCGCGCCATAGGACACATACGGGGAGAGAATCCCCGTTGATCCGCTGGTAAATGTCAGTTGGTCAAGTTGCGCGTGGACATCTGAGGAGATGTACCACTTCGCGTTTGCCTTTGAGCGAGGGAGCATACGCGCCCACATGCCGACAATATCCGCGTGCGAAATAGCGGAGGTCGCGGCGCGTGCGATACTGATAAGGGCGGGCGAGAGTAGTGCGCCCGAAGGTCGATCTCCGCCAACGCCGAGCAGAACATCGTAGTTTGCCAAGAAGTCCAGTTCCTCCATCGAGGACTGCTGGATAATGGCGTTCATCATGCCGACATCCGCAAGCAGTTCATCGGTCGCGTATTGCAGGACGTAGGTCTTGTGTAGTTCCCAATTGATCTTGCGGAACTTCGGTTGCGAGGCGGTCATGCTTGCCGCTTCCGCCGCGTGATACCCACGCACACCGCCCCAGCGCGAACCTGCCGCGCGGGAAGTTTCGTCAACGCCGGGTATCCAACCGCTGTTACTGTTGGGTCCAACAGGGAGACGATTCACGTCCTGCGTGAACACACCCGCTTCGTGGATATTCTGCAACAGTCCCGCCGTAATGGTTGGCTCAAGCAGGAATTCACCCTGTGACGGGATCGCTTCATTCGAGCCGAGAGCGGCTTTCGCTTCCATCGCTTTCAGCCCGCGAATACGTGGAGCGACGCGCCCATTCCGCGCATTGTCGGCAATGGCTTGCAATTGTTCGCCGAGGGACTTGAACGGGCGGTCTGCCTCGTCTACCTCGACCTCGACTTGCACGCCGCGCGCGGCTTTGACCTCGGGGAGCGCGTTCAAGACTTCCTCCACTGCTGTCTTTGCGGCGGCGGCGGCTTCGGTCTTGATCGTATCGCCGATGGTCTTACCGTATTCATCAAACATTGTTTTCAACTCTTCTTTTTCCATTGGATTTTCCTTTTCTTCAATTTGCGGCGTTTGGATTTCAAACGCCAAAGTTTTTACAGGCACAATCTGATTTCTCGGTTCGGCGGGCGTCGGCGTCAGACTCGCGTCCAGTCCAAGATACCAACGCTTAATCCAGTACGCTTTTCCTGTCGGCTCGCGGTCTACCAAATGCGCCGCTGTGCCACTCGACCAACCCAACGCGCCCGCCATACCTGCCTCGATAATCATTTGCTCGTATTGATTACGAGCCTTCAAGATGGTTTCGGCGAACACGCCAATATCATCGCGTGTGAGTTTCGCCTTGCCGATCTTGTCCTTGTATTCCGCGCGCTTGCCATCGAAACGAACAGGCATACGATGGTTGAAATAAACATCTGATTCCACCGCGTCGCCAAAATCTGTTTTGGCGTCGAAGTAATCGCCTGTCAGGTCGGGGAGGTCTGAGTTTCCGAAGGTAATCAAATACCCTGAAAACTTCACGCTCCCATCGTCAAGTTTGACGAACTTCAACGGCGACCCGAACGAAACAACCTCGTCCACTGCCACACCTTTCTTTCCGCACAACGCGCCATTCTCGACGGCGTAATCATGTATCTGTTGCAAGCGGTCAGAATCGCGGCGGCTGTTTCTCGCGCCGACTTTCACCTCTTCGGTGACAGTCTCCTGCTCTTCCTTTTTTTCTTCGTCCATACGCACCTCGTAAAATAAAAGCGAGCCGAAAACAAATCTGTTTTTACAGACTCGCTTTCGGCTCGCAATTTCTCATTGCCCTGCCGCGCTTTCCAACTATCCGCTCCTCGCGTCATCGCTGGATACGCTATTCGATTGACAATACTATACCACACTTTACGGAATCAAGCGTTTTGATCTTCCGTAATAAGAAATACTCTGGTCAATGGCTTCGTCCAGCCCCTTGATTTCCTCGTCTACGACATCCATAAAAACCAACCGCCGCCCTGCGTGAATGTTGCTCTGTCCCGCGCCTGTGTAATCGCCGCTGAGGTAGCGTGCCATCGGCGCGTTGTTTTCGAGCATATACCCGCGTTCCCGTTTGATAATCTTCCAGTTGCTTTCATATCGTCCCGTCGGCTTGTACGGCAGATTGTCCTTACGGCGCAGTAATGCCAGCACATATCGCCGTTGTTTCTCGCTATCCCAGTTAATCGGATAACTCGGACGGCGCGGCTTTTGCGCCAACCGACTGCGAACGCGCACCATCATATCATATATCCCCTTTCGCCCGATCTTCGGGATTTCCGCTTCCAAGTCCTGCAAGCCTTGACGCACAATATCCGCGCCGACAACCTTGACGGTAATCTGGGTCATAATGTCACCTCGTTGCCCTCTTTATCCTCCAGACGACAATCACAATGATACCCGCCGCAGTCCATCGCCGCGCCCGCCTGTCGCGGGATGTAGTTACGTTCGATGTACCAATAGGCGGGATGTT